CCGGGCCAGTTCGGACGGGGGGACTTCTTGGCTTTCGCCCATGTCTCATCACAATAACTCTGTTAGGAGCTACTATGCGTGACTTCAACATGTTTAAGACGTACGGACTTGGAACTACCCGTCGTAAAGACGGATCCAGTTATACGTCAGTGGTTGTTGCGCAGACGCTAGATACCTTAAAGGAGGGAGTGAATGGCGATAAAGTCCATGCGACACCCTTTCGCCACATCAAGGTGTGTGCGTCTGGTACTGTGCAGCAGCTTAATGATGGGTGGTATGATATGTCAGACGACAGCGGATTCCGCCGAGTCTACTATAACCAATACACCTACAACGCACCGTTTGTACCGTCCACCTCAAACCTACCATACATTGGTATGGGTTGGGAATGGTATGTGTACACGATGTGGGTCCGTACACCTGACCGTATGCAGAAAATCGCAGACAACAGGTGCTTGGAAAACTGCAAGCAGAGTAAGTTCGCCCTCGGAGAATCCTTGGCCGAACTGTGCGAAACCGTGTCCTATGCTACCACGAAGGTTGCGCATTTTGTGCGCGTACTAGTGGACTTAAAACACGGCAGGTTCTCCAACGCCCTAAAGGAGTTGGGAATTCGCAAGTCTTACATGTCTAAACCTTTGGCAGAACGATGGCTTGAAGCCCAGTTCGCCATTAGGCCGTTGATAGGTGAGATTGAACAAGCGAGACGACTAGCCTACACTCAGTCGTTGGTTGCATGGCACACAATTAGTGCCACTGGTACTGCGAAGGAAGATTATTATCAAACCGACGCAGAGACCAAAACAACGGCAAAGCTAAGGCTAACCACCGACGCTGTTTGGACAATCAGTGATACAGAACTGCGTGGCCTTATGCAACTTGGCCTCGCAAATCCCGTAGAGATCTTATGGGAGTTCCTTCCGTTTTCCTGGTTGGTCGACTACGTAGTTGGTGTTGGGGATTGGATCTCACAACTGATGGCTCCCATGGGCTGTGTTCATGTAACGACCTCACGATCTATGAAAGTGAAGGGTGTACAGGAATATGCTCAGGATATAACCACGTTTCAGGATTCAATCCGTATACGTACTCGTCAGGTGGCGAAAGGTGTCGTGGAGTTCGAGGGCCTGCAAAGGACACCGGACTACTATGCGCCCGTAGCAACTTTACAGTACAAACTCCCTTTAAATGTAAACCAGTTGGCGACTATCGCAGCGTTAACTGAAATATTCACACGTGGCCTACGCTAACGTTGTGAAAAGGAGGCTTTATGCCACAAATTGCGAATGTAGTGCTCAACAACGGTACCGCCGACAAAACTTTCTCTGTATCTCTGACTAAGGGTAACAGTCATGACGCCTCCTGGCGTGATGTAACTGTAAGCCCTGCAATTTGTCAGCCACAGATGAGTGTGTCTTATGGTATCACCGACGCCCGCCGAAATGCGCGGTTGAAGGTGTCTAACCCGGTGTTGGGCGTCGATACTACTGGGCGTTCAACGAAGGTAGGCCTTGTAGAAGTTGATATTCAACTTCGGGCCGACCTGAACGCCACGGAGGCAGAAATTGCCGCCGTTCTTCGTACCGCAGCGAACGCAATTACGAACAGTGCAGGTAATACTGTCATTGCTCCAGTGTTCTACAAGGGCGAAGCACTCTATTGAGTGTAGTACTTGGTGACATCCCTTTACTGGTGTGTTGCTTTGGGACCCTGGCCCTTATAATAGGGGTTACCTCCTCACGTCCAAAACTATAAGGTTGGATTCATCATGAAGTTTAACTTCGATGACGACTTGTCAGACGATTTCGTCTATCAGTGCCTGGGGGCTAAGCCACCAGATGCTCAGGGAACCTACCTCTTTAAATGGGAATATTTGCTCGCTTCCATTATGAGCAAACACCCAGGGAAGGGCGGTTCTGCCAAGCAGAGACGGAAGCTTGCCATCCAAAAGATGCTGGCTGCCGATAGTGCTTGTCGAGTAATTAACGAGTCGGGCTATCTCGATGATAGCTTGGCTTTCCGCAGTGTAATGGCCAGGGCGGCGACTATTTGCCGCGATACCCTTGGTTCGTTCTCAACGGATGTATGGGCAAGAGCTCGCTTCACAAGCGGCTCCACCACCACGCGTGACAAACGCCACGGTGACCCATACTTTAAGTACTCCCGAAGTCAACCTCTCGCCGTAACGGAGAAGTGTCACAATGTTGCGTACGCCTTAATTTCCGCCACACCTCGGTGGGCGGCTGAGGGCGCACTACACAATATAAAAATTGTGCCTTGTGGCACCATTACGACCGTTCCAAAGAATAGCACTATAGATCGTGGAATCGAACAACAACCCGATTTGAACGCGTGTCTGCAGAAAGCCCTTGGGCTCGCTTTAGATGATCGTTTGTTTAGGGTTGGAATAGATCTCCACAATCAAGAGACAAACCAGGCTCTTGCTTGGATTGGATCCAGTGATGGATCCCTCGCGACTATAGATCTGTCGGCGGCGTCTGATAGCATATCATACCGTTTGGTTTGGGATCTGATCCCTCCTGATTGGTTTGAAGCATTGGATACTGTCCGAGTACCTGTGGGCTGCGTTAAAAATGCAGAGGCGTCAGGTTTACCTTCTATGGTAACCTGGAACCTATTCTCCACTATGGGTAACGGTGCTACATTTGGACTTGAGACCTTAATCTTCTACTCTCTTGCGAAAGCGGTTATAGAAGAAGCGGGTCTTGATCCGGTTGTTGGAACCAACTTAGCTATCTACGGGGACGATATTATTGTACCCACGGAAGTAGCTAATCGTTTAATATGGGTGTTGTTTGCGTGTGGCTTCAAAACCAACACAGACAAAACCTTTGTTGATGGCCCCTTTAGGGAGTCATGCGGAAAACACTATTACAATGGTGTTGACGTATCTCCTTTTTTCATTAGGGCACCCATTGACAATATAGAACGAGTAGTATGGTTCCTCAACTCGCTCAGAAAATGGGCGTATGACGAAACAACGCAGGTGTGCGACCCAAGCGTTCAACGCTTGTGGTTGCGCATAAGACGTAAGTACGTGGACTCGAGGCTGCTTGGGGGCGAAAACATAGACGATATTTTGTCTGTTTATAGCCCTCCAATCAGTGAGCCGAGCACTCTTCGCTACGAACCTGTTGCGAAACAGATAGGTGGTTGGCGTGCTTATATGAGGTGGTTTCAATACCAATCGGAAGTCATTGATGTCAGGTACTCTAAGATTTTAACTTTAGAGGAAAAGTTTTCCTGGCACATTGTTCCAGATAACCCTCAGTGTCTTACGCGTTTGTCGCCGGACAAGGTGACGATCGTAGATCGAGACACCTGGTCGTACACTAGAGAGTATTTATTCCCTAGTGAGTTACACCTAGCCTAGGCTAGTTTGGGTTGTGGCCCTTGGTCACATAATTG